GGCGATTGGCACAGATTATGGCAGTGCATCAATACGGACAAGTCGCCAGACCGTCGCCGACAGTCCGCCCCGTCCAGTATGCAGTACGTGAAACGGTGGGATTTAGTAGCGAGGATGAGCAGCTTATCATCGAAGAATTTGAGAATTTTTTTATGAATCTTAACTGAAGGAAACTATACAAGAATTTATTATCCCTAACCATAAAAAGACCGCAATTATTGATTGCGGTCTTTTGCTTATTTTACCCATTGCTCACTCATGCCACACTTTACCCAATCCTTAGGTACTGAGCCATGACTGCGCAAATTTTATCCGAACAACAACGCCGCTTACATAACATTGCCACCATTGGCACTGTGTTTGACGTCAACCCAGACGACCAAACCATGCGCCTAGACGTCGGCGATAACCAAACCGACTGGCTGCCTATACCCGCCTTGGCGGCTGGACAAGTACGTGTATGGCGTTGCCCATCCGTTGGTGAACAATTTTTGTTAGTCAGTCCAAGTGGTGAGCTTGCCAACGCTATCCCTGTCTTATCGCTTTACAGCAATCAACACCCAAGCCCATCAAACGACCCCAACGAAATCCGCGTGCGTTTTAACGATAGCGATTTTTTAAGTATCAAAAACCAAGATAGTCAGCTTACATTAAAAATTAATGATATTGTTTTTGATGGTGACTTGACCGTCACAGGTGGCGTGGACGTTGGCAAAAATGTTTTAGTCGGTGGGGATATCCATTCGCTTGGCGATACCGTTGCAGGTTCTATTAGCCTAAAATCCCACACACATGGCAATGTCCAAAGCGGACGCTCAAATACAGGAGCACCGCAATGATGGATATCAATTTTGCCATGGGCATGAGCCGTACCACGGGCGCACTATTATCACCTGACGACCATCTAAAACAATCCATCTGCGATGTGTTGATGACCCCCATCGGTAGCCGTCTGCTCTGCCGTGAGTATGGCAGTTTGATTCCGTTTTTGATTGACCAGCCAGTGAACCCAGCGACCAAACTAAAAATGATGGCAGCCATTGCCACCGCGATTATCAAATGGGAACCACGGGTCAAAGTACGTCAAGTCCAGTTATCCATGAATGCGGACGCTACCAATGACACAGGCAACACAGGCGTTAACGTATTACTAGATTTGCGCCGTAGCGACAATACGAAATTGCCTACCACTTTGACACTGGCACGGGGGGCATCATGAGCGTTTACAATGCCATCAACCTAGCAGGATTGCCCTTGCCAAATGTGCTTGAGCCGTTAGATTTTGAAACCGAAGTCGCGCGCATCCGTGCCGAGCTATCTGCCAAGTTTGCCACTGACCACCCCATTCAAGCCGCATTAAGCCTTGAATCCGAGCCGATTAACAAAGTCATTGAAGTACTTGCCTACCGCTATGTATTAAAGATTAGCGAAATTAATCGCAAAGCCCGTAGCTTGATGTTGGCATTCGCTACAGGGTCAGACCTTGACCATATTGGCGTAACCTATTACCGCCTCGAGCGAAAACTCATTCAAGCCGAAGACAAAAACGCCATTCCACCAAAACCTGCCATTTTCGAGAGTGACGACGACTACCGCTACCGCCTAGCCCTATCAGTTGAAGCGATGACAATGGCAGGGTCAGCAGGTAGTTACGAATTTCATGCCTTGTCAGCCAGTGCCGAAGTGCATAGTGTTACCGTACACAGCCCTGCTCCTACTGAAGTGGATGTTTATTTGGCTGGGCAAATTGATGGCGACGTACTAGAACAAGCTAATAAAACCGTTGGCGTATCAGCCAAAGCGGTGACTGATGTATATAACGCGCTTGTCGCCGATGACGTGCGACCTTTAACGGATTTAGTGCGTGTCAACTCTGCCACCGCCAAAGCCTACCGTATCGATGCTGTTGTCTATGTCAAAAACGGCATTAGCCCACAGTTGATTTTGAGCCAAGGCATGACTGCTCTACGAGCGTATCTCACAGACAATTTTAAGCCAAACGCGCGCGTGGCAACCAGCCGTATCATTGGGGCATTGGACGTGACAGGCGTTAGCCGTATTGAATTGACCGAACCAAAAACCGATGTCATGACTGCCATTGGCGAAGTGGCTCATTGCACAGGCTATAACATCATTGCAAAATCGGAGGGTACATGATTTATACCGCCGACCCTACCCAGCCACCAATCGCTATCAATGACCGCCACCAATCGCTACTCCCCGCCAATAGCCGTCCACTGGAGCATGCGCTAGCAGGAGCAACCGCCAAGCTTGAGCCAATACCCGTACCGTTTGACACTATCTGGGACGTAGACACCGCCCCCGATAGTTTGTTGCCTTACCTTGCCTATGCTTGGAGCGTGGACGAATGGAACGACAACTGGACAGCCGAGACCAAACGCCAAGTGATTCGTGACAGCCTATGGGTGCATGAGCGTAAAGGAACACTTAGTGCCGTCAAACGCTCACTGTCAGCCATGAATTATGACGCTAGCATCATTGAGTGGTTTCAAAAATCACCCCGTGGGAAAGCAGGTACTTTTAGCGTCGAGGTACACCCAACGACGGGTATTATCGCTGACAATATTTTACAAATCCGAGCCATGATAGACGCGGTCAAACGCTTATCCGCTCACTACGACGTTTATCTAGGTTACACCTTACCCGCTGTTATTGCTACTTATGCCGTCCCCGTGGTCGGCGTTGAACTTACTGTTTCCACCTAACTAAAGGACTTTATTATGTCAAACTTATGTCAACCCCAAGGCGTTATTTTAGCCATTGCACTCGCTGTCGCTATGCCTTTTTATCCTATTGAGTTTAAAGAAGACGGACAAACCACAATTCCAAATCTAGTCAATATCGACGGCACAGGTCACTCGGGCACTGCCGAACTGGTCGTCAATGACGGGCTGTTACGCACCCATCAAGACAGCATGGTATTTGCGGTGGACAATAGCGGTGACGCAGAGCTTGCGCTCAACATCCATATCGCCAAACAACCGATTGTTGATATTGCCAAAGCCAATGCTGACCCAGCCAATTATTTTATCGCAAGTTATCCACTCACCATCAAGGCTGGTGAAATATGCCAACTTGAGCTGCGCTTGGTAAATGGTCAATACGTGCTATCTGACCTTGGCTTAAATTCACCTGCGCTGACACAAGGCAGTGAGCAAGCATGAGCTATCAATTACTCTTAACGAACGCTGGCGCCACCAAAATCGCTACCGCCAGTAATGCAGGTGGGACACCCTTGCATATTACTGACTTTGCGGTAGGACAAGGCGTTAATGTCGACTTCAGTACACGCCTTGACAAACAAACCTTGGTCGCCAAGCGTTACCAAGGCAAGGTCGAGTCTGTCAATCTTGTCGCGCCAAACAAGTACGAGATTGTGTGTGTCGTCCCTGTCGACGTGGGTGGTTTTACCATTCGTGAGTTTGGATTGATTGATAGTGATGGCGTATTGGTGTGGGTTGGCAGTCTACCAGAGGTACAAAAACCAGACGCTACCAACACTGCCGCGGTTGATTATCGACTCAAAGCGGTGGTACAGATTGATAACCCACAGGTCAGTATTGTGATTGATGCCAACGCTATCACAGCCACACAGTCGTGGGTTAATAGCACCATTAGCAAAGAGTTTGCAGACTTTCAAGCCTTGTTTAATTCATGGCAACAATCAGTTAATCAAGACCTTGCATTAGTTAAAAACCGCAAAATCGAACCCGTCTCTATTGGTGGTTTGCTAATCACTACTCGCAATTATGCCAACAGCCAAGAAGTGCATGACGGTGAGGGCTATGGCAAGTGGACTAAGTTTTCAGAAGGTCAATTATTGCTAGGTATTGGCAGTCATACTGATAAAAATGGCGTTACCAAAAATATTAGTATGATGCAGCAACTCGGTGAATACGAGCACCAATTAACGATTGATGAGATGCCAAGTCATAAGCATGGTTATGGCAGTTATGGCGGTGTTAATGGCACAGGCAGCGCAGCAACGGCTGATGAACCATGGGAAGGCGAACAAAGCGATGGCATGACGCTAGCCACAGGCGGCAACCAACCCCACAATAATATCCAACCATCAATCGGTGTTGGTATGTGGCTTAGACTGCCAAATGATTACACGGCAACAAGCTTTGATATTTACTTCACCTCAGATGCCCTGGGGCAAAATCGCGTTAGTCAAATAAATGAAGACAGCGCTATTTATCTATGGATTGATGTTGCCAATGCGACTGTGCCTATCGCTGTTTCAGGATTCAACCAACAAGGCGCTGGCGATTTTATATCCGATGGGGCAAATTTAACCTACCCACCCACAATCAATAACGGCAAAAACTTAATGGTTGGCGTGTTGCCAGAAAATTATCATGTCGATATGCAAACCATCATTGACTGGGGCTTTACCTTGTTTGATGCCACTATTGGTAAGACGCAAAATATCCATGCAGGTTTAACCATTAATGATACGGTCAGTGATGTGCCACCTTACAACGGTATGAAGTTTGAAATTTACATAACGAATGACAGGGGCAGGATTAAATGCGTACCTAAAGTTCTCGAAAATAATTCACCGTTTATCGTGGAAGCATGTGACCCGTTTACGGAAGCTGAAGGCTGTATAAAAATCTCTAAAGTGCCTACTGATTTAGCAGAACCAAGTGCGTTTTTTATAGAAGAACAAACACCTGTTAACGGTTATTCGGATTTTAAATTGACCAACTACCTTAAGGCAGATGGGGAGATGTACTATGTCGTACCGACAGTCTCAGGTGCCGACGATTTTAGAAACGGACTAATACCAGATGGCACTTTAATCAATACGGTTAAATTAACTTATCAACCATAAAAAGGAGCTAACATGGCTTTACACCACGGCATCACCGCCCAAGAACTCACCCAAGGCATTTTGCCCATGCAAAACGCCAACATCAGCGTAATCGGTTTAATCGCCACGGCGACCGATGCCGATGCCACAATGTACCCAGCCGATACCCCAGTATTACTAACAGGTATCACCAAAGACAATATTGATAAAGCAGGCACCCAAGGCACGCTCAAAACATCATTGCAGACCATCCGTGACATCACTAACCCAACCGTGGTTGTCATGCGTGTGAGCAATGCTGATAACGTCGATGTGTTAGACGAGCTGCTCGCTTGTCAATCACGTTTAGGGGTAATACCAAAAATCCTAGGTGCGCCTGAGATTGATAGCCCTGCTGTGGTACGCAAGTTGGTCAGCATTGCCAAGCGCCGTCGAGCTTTTGTCTATGCGTCGCCACGCAAAGATGACGGCACATTGATTACTGATAAAACTGAGATTGCGGCATATCGCGATACCTTTGGCGACCGTGAATTGCTTTTGATTGAAAATCAGTGGGGTAAGCCACTGGGAAAGTAGCTGCCCCCAGCGATGGGGGTGGTACAACAAACAAAGTAAGTTACGTCTATTTAGGTGAGGATGCATAATGAATCGCACAATTATTAGCAAAATTGCAATTAAATACGATGATATTGAAGTGCTAAAAGACTCGTTCGTATTAGAAATCGCACCAGTGGCAACCGCATCTACTATTACAGACGCCCAAGCTATTGCAGCATTTTTTTCAATGTCTAAAATTTTACATAGTAACATTCGTGATGAGTATTTTTCGCGTATTCAAAATTCAGAACCATTTGAAATCCCAAAAGTCGATAATAATCACGAAGAACAATTGGGTGCAGATACCCTAAGTTACGGTTATATGAAATCTTTTGGCTTAATCGAGGAGTACATTAATAATTTTCTGATGATTAGAATGATGAATATTGTTGATGGTGTTGAGCAATCTAGCGGCATGGCAGTAACAAACGAAATGGCATCATATACATCAAAAAAAATAGCCGTTGAGATTTATCAGTTGTCGCAAGTACAGATTCAAAATGAACTTGCATCATTACAAGCAAAAGCACCTTTTACTGTTAATACGACAGTTGAAAGTCTTTACGATTTGTTGTACCCGTTAGTACCAAACAAGATATCTGCATTAGACGAAAAAAACTATGCAATAGCAGAACGTGATGAAAATAAAATCACATTACATGCAAATGCAATGCTCTATATTAAAATTTATGCTTAAGGATATACTTATGACCCCAATTATCGCAACCGCGCTAGCCTTACGGGCAAAAATTGATGAGACCGACCCAGCCTCATTTACCAAGTCAATCAGCAATGTCGCTATCAGTACGGTGGACGGCATTAGCTACCCACGCACATGGGACTTGGAAGACCCAGACACTGAGGTCGGCTTTCTCAACGCCAATGAAGTTACCAGTCTCATCCAGCACGAGGGCTTTCGCTTTTGGGGTAATCGCACCTGTAGCGACGACCCCCGATTTGCCTTTGAGACCACCACACGCACCGCCCAATTTTTGCTTGATACCATCATTGCAGGCTGTTTTCCATTCATTGACAAGCCGCTCACGCCTATTTTAGCCCGTGATATCATCGACAGTATCAACGCAAAGTTACGCCAATTCGTCGCCAAAGGTTGGCTCATCGGTGCAAGCTGCTGGTACAACGAAGAGATTAACAACCCCCAAGATTTAAGCCAAGGCATTATGTATATCGACTACGACTATACCCCTGTGCCAACGCTAGAAAACTTGTTTTTGAACCAGCGTATCACCGACCGCTATCTGGTTGACTTTAGCAAACTAATCGCCCAAACGGCGTAAGGATAAAAAAATGGCAAAACAACTCCCAGCCGTCCTCAAAAACTACAACGTTTTTGTCGATGGCGATAGCTACGCTGGTACCGCCAAGACAATTGAGCTGCCCGAAATCGTCAAAAAAACCGAGGAGTACCGCGGCGCTGGTATGATTGGTGACATCGACCTTGATATGGGTTTTGAGAAGATGGAAAGCACCATCACCTACACGGGTGTTGACAGCCGTCACTTTGCACAGTTGGCAAAGTGTGGCGTCAGTGATTTACCAATTCGCTATGTCGGCGCTTATGAACGCCAAGATATTTGCAAGCACGTTATCCGCGAAGTCTATATGCGTGGCTCGCTCAAAGAGTTTCAGCTCGGTGAGATAGAGCTAGGCAGCATTAACGAGCAAGAGTTGCTGTATGGCGTCAGTTATTTAAAAGTCGTTGATGACGGCTTTGAGCTATGCGAAATCGACCTTGTTAACGGCATCTGCATTTTGGGCGGTGTGGACAAAACAAGCCAAATTAACGCACTGCTTGGTCTGTAACCGCTATTTTATCCATGAGTAGGGTGCGTTCTACGCACCTTGCCAAAAAATAATAACCATTTTTAGGAAACTATCATGTCAAAAGACAGTCAAACCCAAGACTTACCCACCGCTACCGTGCAAAACCCCGACCTTGAAACCGTCACCCTTGACACCCCTATTGTTCGTGGCGACACCGTCATCAGTCAAATCACTATTCGCAAGCCAAAGGCAGGGTCATTGCGCGGTTTATCGTTGACCGATGTACTCAAGCTAGAATTTGATGCCATTGCCAAACTCGTCCCCCGTGTTGTCTCCCCTGTACTCGTTGAGCATGACTTGGCGGATATGGACTTGGCAGACTTTACCAAGGTAGCCACAGCGGTGGTGGGTTTTTTCGCCAGTCCAGCGGAGCGAGCCAAGGCAAAAGCGAACCTAGAATCCCAGTCAGCATAGATGACGTGATAGCAGACCTTGCCGTGGTGTTCCATTGGTCGCCCGATGTGTGCGATCAGATGGATTTAGCAGAGCTGATGATGTGGCACGACAAGGCAAGGGAACGTTCAGAAACCAAAAAATAATCTTTAAAGGGGCAATATGGCAAATCTTGATTTATCCGCGACACTCGAACTCATTGACCGTATTTCTGCCCCTTTGCAGTCTATCGTTGCTCAATCTGAGCGCTTAAACCAAGCTTTTGACAAAACTACAGCATCGGTTGAGCAATTCAACGAGACATTATCAAAGGTTAATAGTAGCCGCCTAAACGGTCTTAACCAACCGCTCAATCAAACCAATTCATTATTTTCAAAAGCCCGTGAACACGCACGGGGACTTGCCAGTGATTTAAAACTGGTATTTAGTGCCATTGTAGGCGTGCAAAAAAAAGCGGAAAGCTTATCAAAATCATTTGCCGATTACCGCAAAGGTCTGCGAGAGCAAGCAATGGGTAGTATCGCCAAGATGGGCGGCGCAGCTGTCGCAGGTTATCAAATGCTCAAACCTGCTATCGCATTTGATAAGCAAATGAGTGCCACGCAAGCGGTGCTTGAGCTAGATGCCAAGTCAAGTGAATTAGCCATGCTCCGCAATCAAGCTATCACTGAAGGGGCAAGGTCGGCTTTCTCTGCCAGCCAAGCCGCCCAAGCACAGTACGAACTTGGTGCAGCGGGTCTCAACAGTCAGCAAGTCTTTGAATCGTTAGCAGGTACATTAGACTTAGCCGCGGCAGGTCAATTGGAAGTCGCCCGTGCTGCTGAAATCTCAGGTGGCGTACTCAATGCCTTTGGTATGCAAGCCAAAGAAATGGGGCGACTGGGTGATGTGATGGTATCCACCGCCAACAAAACATCCGTCGGCATCGAAGATATCGGCGAAGCCATGAAAATGGCAGCACCTGTAGCTAAGATGTACGGGGCAAGCCTTGAGCAAACTCATGCGGCTATTGGACTACTTGGTAATGTGGGTATTAAAGGCTCAGACGCTGGTACAGGCATCAAAGCTATTATGGCTCGGCTTGCTACATTGCCAAAACCTGCTAAAGACGCACTTGACACAATCAAAGTTAACCCGGTCAATAAAGATGGCACAATGAAAGACTTTGGTGCCTTACTCAATGAAATACGCACCAAAACAGAAAAACTATCAACTGACCAGCGCATGGATATCTTTAAAGGTATCGCAGGACAAGAGCATTTTAGCAAGCTAGAACCGCTCGTTGCTGCCACAGGCGTACTTGATAAAAACACAGGTCAAGTCGTCAATAAATTCACCGAACTGACTAAACAGCTAGAAAATTCTGCTGGCGCTGCCAAAAAGGTCGCTGATATCCAGATGGATAACCTCGCAGGTGATATTGACCAGCTCAAGGGCGCATGGGAATCCTTTTCAATCGCGCTAGGCGGAAAAGGCGGCATCCTCAATGCTACCCTACGCTCATTTGTGCAAGGATTGACCGGTACTATCAATAAAATCACGGCGTGGGCACAAGCTAACCCAGAGCTAGTCAAAACCATTGGTAGTTTGCTAATTAAATTCATCAGATTAAATCTGATTTTGTTTACTATCAAATACAGCGTGGCACTGGTGTTAGGTTCATTTTTCGGTATGCTTGCTCACTTTATCAAGTTCGGTGCAATGATGATGCTGGTTAATGCCATATTGGCAAAATTTGGCATCAGCTTTTGGGGTAGGTTTGCCTTGATGGGTCGGGTGGTGATGATGTTTGCCCGAATGTTTGGCACGGCATTTATGTTTTTAGCCCGTCAGTCGATACCCTTTGTGATTACCGCCATTACTCAACTGGGTAGAGTATTATTATTTACGCCTATCGGCGGGGCAATTATGGCAATCGCCGTGGCAGCCTTGTTGATTTATAAATACTGGGCACCTATCAAGGCGTTTTTTATCGGATTTTGGGACGGGTTTAAAGCAGGGCTTGCCCCATTAATAGTGACATTATCAAGTCTGTGGTCAATGCTTGGACAGATTTTTGCGCCGCTTAAACCTGTTATCGACGCCATTGTTTTTGCCATTGGGTGGCTTGCCAGTGCATTCATGTCGTTGTTTGCCCCAGCACAAATGACCCAAGCCCAACTTGCAGGGGCAACCAGTGCGGGACAATCGTTTGGTATGATATTAGGCACAATTGTCGGACTCATTGGACAGGTGGTGGCAGGACTCGTCGGCGCCTTGGCTTTAGGACTGCAAACTATTGGTCAAGCTATCGGCACTTTCGCCGCGATGGTCGTCGTACATGGGGGGCAAGCGGTTGCCTATGTTGCAAGCCTACCCGGTCGATTTATGGCATTTTTAGCAGGCCTACCCGCTCAGATGTCAGCCATGGGCGGTCAGATTATGGATGGACTCAAAAACGGCATTATGAGCCGTATAAAAGGCGTTGTCTCAAGCATACAATCCGCAGCATCAAGGATAAAATCCGCCTTTGCAGGGATGATGGGTATCCACTCCCCTAGCCGTGTATTCATGGGTTACGGCGACAACATCATGGCAGGGCTTAACAACGGCTTACTTGCCAACAATGCCCCTATTCAGTCAATGATTCGCACATCCGACAATTTGCGCAGCGCGATGGATACCAGTCAAATCAAATTTGACACCCGTAAGCCCATTACTGCATCAATGGCAAACGGTGGTTATGCCAATGCACAGGCAGCCGCACCGATTACTATTATTGTGAATGCCGCTCCGACTCAATCACCTGCCGACATTGCCCAGCTAGTCGCCCAAGAACTGGCTAAAGCAAAACTAGGGCAAACCACAAATAACACCGCTTTATATGACTTACCACAGGCTTGGACATAATGATTTTATCGTTAGGACAATTTGTATTTAGCGTCGACACGCTCACCTTTAACGAGCTACAACGCTCCCGCAGTTGGAGTTTTGCCAGCAACGATATCGCGCAAGGCAGACCCCAATACCAATTTACAGGCACGGGCGAAGAGACGATATCAATTCCGTTTTTGATATACCAGGAACACGGCTTTGGCAATCGCCAATCGGTGGATGACTTGGCAGAGATGGCAGATACAGGCGCAGGATATGTGCTAATAGATGGCAGCGGCTATATTTATGGGGTGTTTGCCATTGATAGCATTGATGATAACCGTAGCTTTTTGACAATCAATGGTGTACCGCGCAAAGTTGACGGCACACTCAAATTGACACGGGTTGATGACAACCGCATCCAAGCGGACAAATCATCCGATATTCCCGAAAGCCAGCAATATTAAGGTGATATCATGCTTAGAACCCCTATCATTCGCCTAACCGCCGACAATGAGCCACTCGACGACGCCATCATGTCACGTTTGATGGATATATCTGTTACCGATAACAAGTCAGGCGATGCCGATGAGCTGTCTCTCACACTTAATGACCACGACGGCAAACTTGCCATGCCAAAGCGAGGCGTCAAACTGCAATGTTGGATGGGTTATATCGATGCTGGTGTCCATGACATGGGTATATATACGGTCGATAGCGTTGAATGGGGTGGCACACCCGATACCATCACGGTAAAAGGTAAGTCTGCTGATATGAAAGGCAGTCTTAAGTCCGGACGCACCCAAAGCTATCATGATAAAAAATTAGGCGAAATTGCCAAAGAAGTCGCCACTCGTCATGAGCTGGAACTTGCTATGACTGACTACTTGATGAACATTGAAGTCGGGCACATCGATCAGACCGATGAGTCCGACCTACACTTACTGACGCGGCTTTGTTGGCAGTTTGGGGCGGTCGTCAACGTCAAACACGGTAAGTTACTTATCTTCCAGCCGTATGAAAATAAGACTGTATCTGGGCAGCCGCTTACGCTGACTGTACTAAAACGTGACAAGGGCGACCAGTTCCGTTTCAGTATTGAAGACCGACAAGGTGACGTTGATAACGTACAAGCCACTTACCAAGACGCCAAACAAGCCAAAAAAGTAACGGTCAACACCGACAAGGGTGGGCAAAAACCAAAAAAACTCAAAGGCACCTTTAAAGATGAAAAGACGGCAGCGGCAGCGGCTAATGCTGAAAAAAAACGCATCGAGGGCGAACAGGCCAAATTTAGTATTAATTGTGCGTTTGGTTATCCGGCTATCACCACCGAAAGCCCCATTCAATTGCAAGGGTTCAAGGCCGAGATTGACGAGTTAAAATGGACGGTAGATAGGGCGACGCACAGCTACAGCAAATCGCAGGGATTGACTACGCAGCTTGACTTAACCGCACCGATTAATAACGAGTTTGGTGCAAAGCCTGATGATAAATCTAAAGACGAAAAAACAAAAAAATAGTATAATAACCTTGCTTGGGTGTGTCGAGATAAGCCAACTTCCCAGATTGGACGAATAAGACTGCCGTCTCATCGTGTACGGATTTCAGCCCCAAGCCTTGATTTTTTATATTAAAAAACAATACGTCCACCGCCTCTGACTATTTAGAGATAGATTAAGCGGTGGTTTTCTTTTGCCTACAGAAAGATATTGCAACATTGTCAGCAATTTAGCAAAATGACAGCAATATATATGAGCCGAGGCAAACATGGATAATATAGGTCAAAAGGCATTTAAGTTTATAATGAATGGCTTTCGTTGGTGTTTTGGGGTATTCCTAATATTAGGAGGCTTAATCAATATCCCCACTTATGGAATAGCAGGGGTATTTCTTATTTTAAGTGCGATGCTTATACTGCCACCTGTGACTGATTGGGTTGTCAAAAAAATCAATCACAAAACAACATCAGGCGTAGTTGCTAGTGTAGCGTTCTTATTATCTATTATTGCTTTGGGAAACACCCCAGTCCCACAGCCAGCCACAAGCGAATCAACGAGCACACCACAGGCACTCACATCCAAGCCTACTACCTCTGCCGCACCGCCACCTATTACCACAAACAAAACCGTAGTAGCCCCAGTGGTAGTAACGACAAATGCAAAGCCACAAAATAATGCAGCCTCTCAACCGATAGCAATTAAAAGTGACGCTGATATCAGTTGTAAAGTCGTTGGTGTATCTGACGGCGATACGCTCACTTGTCTCACCAATGACAAATCCCAAATCAAAGTACGTCTTAACCAAATTGACGCTCCAGAAAAATCACAAGCCTTTGGTACCGCAGCCAAGCAGGCATTATCTGGCTATGTTTTTGGCAAAACAGTTGGCTTAAAAACCAATGGTACCGATAAATATGGACGTACCATTGCAGAAGTGTTTGTCGGCGATAAAAATATCAACAAAGCAATGGTCGCCGATGGTTATGCTTGGGCATATCGTGAATACATGACGGATAACGACTATGGTGACTTAGAGACTAGCGCACGCTCAAATACAAAAGGCTTATGGTCAGAACCTGACCCAATCTATCCGAGTGATTTTAGACGGGGCAAACGTGGCGAACAAACCGCCCCTGTCCAAACGCAAACCATTACCCAACAAGTCGAGCAAAAAGCCGTTGCAGATTCAGGGAGCAGTTGTGGCTCAAAACGATATTGCAAACAAATGGCAACCTGCGCCGAGGCACGCCATTATTTGAATGATTGTGGGGTTAGTCGATTAGATAGGGATGGCGATGGTGTGCCGTGTGAAAGCATCTGCAACTAAATAACAGATGCTTTAATTCAAAACTTTTAAACCACTAACCTTTGTTGTGCCGTTAGTCATATCTACACTAATCACTTTTTTTGATTTAGTATAAGGTATTTTTGGATTCTTCATAAAGAAATTCATTCTATCCTCGCACTCACTGAAATATGTCTCAGCACTTTTAATATCGATAGCAGTAATATCTAAATGCAAATCATAATCAGACTTTTTACGAAGTATGTGATACTGTTTTAGTTTATAGCCAAGTTGAATTAAATCTGAATTGCCAGTAGCTATAAGACTCTCAAATATTTTCTCATGAGAGCCAAAGTACTTCCCCTCTCTATTCGTTTGAACAAGAGAGATACTGTATTGAGCGTCTTGTACTAAAGACTTTGCGAGTGAGAAATTAGCATAATAACCCCTTGATATTTTCAGTCTTTCCAATGATTCTTGTGGTTCAAGACCAAACCTATCAATTGCTTTCTTTTGTTTAAATAAATCCTCAGTATTAATTGCCATTTAATTCAACCATCCAATCTTCATCAATACCTTTATATACTGAATATTGTTCATTCCAATCTATTAAATTTGTTGGTTTTATAAATACCGAAATCTTACGCAAAAAATCCATTTCATTCTTTTCAATAGCAAAATTTACAAAAGCTTCTTCAAAATCAGAGGTTAATTCAACTGCTTTTTCTTCATTAATATTCAGAAAGATTTCAACTATAAGTGTATTCATTTCAGTAGATTGAATTTTGAAATGTGGTTTAAAAGCATCAAATGTCAGCCCTTTATAGAAAGTAAAGATAAAAATTAAAGCCTCTTTGAATAAATCCTTGCTTAAACCAATATATTCTAAATCAACTGAAAGCTTCTCTATTTCTAATACATTCTCCATAGTTTTAGTTAGGTCATACATCAAAGCTAAACTTTTAGAAGAGTTTACTAAATATTCTTTGAATTTCTTAAAATCGAGATTCACCAGGCTTGTCAAATACAACATTTGGCAAGAATAAACATCTATTTGGTCTATTGGATAGGTTGTCAGAATCCATTTTTCAACTTCATCAAACAATCCTAATAACAGAAGAACACGATTATGGTTTAGAACTATAGAGTCATCAGTTGGATTCGATTTAATAGCCTTTCTGAAATTTTTATCAGCGCTCACGTAATCTTTTCTAATTATATTCATGTACGCTAAAATTTCGTAATAGAGAGACCAGTTGGCATCTTTTAATCTCTCTGCTTCTCTTAAAGTTCTTTGTAAGAATAGTTCATCGACGTTAATAAGCCCGCTATTCCTTCTGTCAGAAATAACGTCAATTAAGCTAATTTTAAGCTTAATTAATCTTTCTGATTTGGTTTCTGGTACAGGATTAGACATGGACATTAATTCCTAGTGAAATTATCTTAGGGTTTTTTCAAAAAACCGGGTAGAGTAACGGTATTAAAAAATTAATACAAACAATTTAATGTAAATTCTGATAAATGGAATGCTTATAAAAAGAAAATAGTTATCTAATCGAGGGATTAGTCACCAAAACCTTCACTAGGTGCTACTTCTAACTGACTACGAATATTTTGATAAGACTCTTTAACACTTACTATATAATAATCTCTACCCGAAATTGAGGTCTTGATGGACAATGCACAGCCCTTTGTAGGATAAGGCTCAATTCGATAAATTTCATTAGCATTAACTAGTGAGCTATGATTTTCATCTTGATAGGTCACTTCAATAAACTTTGCCATTTCCATATTCCTTATAAATGTCTGTTAATTTGTCAACAATATAACAAATTAACTTGCAACCGACAAACAAAAGATTTATGATTCACTCACTACTAAAAAGACTAGCGGTTCAAATCATCACCCCGACAGTGTGGTTTTTTTGTGCCTAAAATTTACCAAGCCATTGTTATCATCATGGCACTGGAAGATAATGCACACTCAAAAAACGTCTTATGACGGGTTGAGAGAGCCGAATAAAATACCTTCGGGAAATAAGCTCCGCCGACTAGTCTCGGTAGTTGATGCCCGTCACCCTATCTACTAAATAGTGTGACGACTACTAACTAAAAGACTAGGAGGTCATCATGACCACAATCGCCTTGGCAACCAAGCCAAATCTATTAAGCCAAATCAAACGCCGTATCTATGGCATTCCCAATCGCCGCCATGCAGCCAAGCGCATAGAGGCAGCACAACATAACATCGTCAATCACCTGACTAAACCAACCAACAGGCTATACACCCCCTTACCTATCCAAGTCAGCACACTATGGCGCATCATTAATAATGCCATCATCGCAGGGCAATTAGACTTAACCACACTCACCGATCGACCAAGCCAACTTAAACAAGGCTTACTTTATCTATCATTTGAGCGCATTAGTGGATTATTAGACGACGTATCGTTACCCATAGCTGATCTAACGAGCCTCGAATTTCGCACCATCATGACCTTATTGGGTGGTGTCGAAGCAGAGATTATCAGTGAGCAATCAATCGATACCACGGGTCAAGGTGAGCCACGCCTTGCCTACCGTCTACCCATCGCCACGCTAATCAATCTCAATCAACCAATAGTTAAAGCCCAATTAGCGGAGGTGGCATAATGTCAGAGGAAACCTTAGCCCTAATCAATCGTTGCAAAGCCTATCTGGCAGTTGACCGCTACGGACAAGATAAAGTACAGACAATGAGAGGATACTTATTGGCACTCCAGCATCAAGGATTGATTGACCCGTGGATGGCTTATGACATCATCACCAGTTATGAAAAGGAGCTTGCCAATGTCTAAACTCCCCATCAAACGAGCCTTAATCAACGGTAAACGGCGTTTTGTCGTTTACCTGTTTGACCTTGTTGACCACCTCGAAGAGCTGACCGATTACGACAAATCCTGTCGTGATAAATTGGTCGAGACCTTGAAAGATATGATTAAAGAGGGTAAATTTAGAGACAACATCGACTGGACGTACAACGCCAAACGACATGAAATTGCCTTAACCTTAAGCTCAACCCAAATACTACTAGCCAGATACGCAGACCTGATGTCACAAAAAGCGACGGCGACCCAATCAAACACAGAGCAACCAACGACGGCACAATCAAACGATCTAAACAAAATTGTCTGGGATGTTATCCACCAAATCACCGATTTTATACAAGGAATTAAATCATGACCCAGCAATTACACACCGTAAGTCACGAGCTTAACCGCATCACTAATTACACCGCCGTCATGGCAAAACTGGCAAACCAAGGCTTAAAGGCGGATATTGACACCGCCCAACTACAAGCCATCTTTGCCGACATTGCCAACGTCACAGGTTGGGCATACGCAGAGATGCAAAACATCATTAACAATGATTGCCCATTCGTCGATAATTATGATAAGCCACCAATGCCATCTCAAACAGGCAACTAAATAGTTAGTTCCAGAAAAACCCTTGTCACCTGACAGGGTTTTTTTTACAACAGTGACTTCGCCATTTTCATAAGTCGCTCACTGTCATCCTTGGGTAGTTTACGATAGATCTCAAGCCAAATTTGTTCAGACTCTGTCAAATCTGATGACGCTTCATCCAAACGTTTACCTGTCAGTATATAACCCGTGTCATAACCCAATTCAGCAAGTTTCAGCAAAAACTCTACATCAGGCGACCGTATACCATTTTCATAATTACTAAAGGTTGAAATCGCCACATCAATCTGCTTCAAGACATCCGTTTGCTTAAGACCTAATCTTATACGTTCGCTCTTTAGCCGTTCACTTACGATTTTTAAGTTTTCATTATTCATAATAACACCCATTGACTTATGATTTTTCGTAAGTCATAATAAACCTTGTTAACTTGTTAAAAATCTAGCAAAAACATTTTAACACCTTTTCTAACCAACCCTTTAAAAAAAGGACAATCACGATGACAACCAAAATGTTGGCGGTGCGTACCCCTGAAAGCATGCACACCTACCTCAAAGTCACAGCCTACAAAAAAGGCTCAAGCATTCAAGAATTGGTCAATGAGATATTAGCCGACCATCAAGCAAAAGACCCAGAATACCAAGGCTCTCTTAATGACTTGGTCACTGACTCCCTTACCGCATTGGCATCCATCACCCAAGATGAGGAGGTGTCTCGTGGCGTATAAACAGTATCAAGATGTCCGCGACCATCGTATCTATGCCTACCTCAATCAAAAAGAGCTAGACGCATTTTTAGAAGCCATGCACATCCAAGATTTAGCTATTCAAGGTAAAGCAGCACGTCAGATGATTGTGGAGAGAAGCCAACAAATCATCGCCGAGCACCGTAAGAATAACCCACAGTCAGCAATGAAACAAACTGTGAAATATCACCTTCCACACGGTGGTTTTACCGTGCTAAACCCAACCAAGCAATAGAGGTCGTATGTCAACGGCATATATCAGATGTCCGCATTGCGGTAGCAAAATGACTACCGCACGGCACCGTCAGATGAATGAGCTATTAAAAGAACTGACAGCCACTTGTCGCAATGCAGATTGCTTATTTAGCGCCAGCGTCTATGTCGAGATAGCAAGACAAATCCAACCAAGCCTTGCCCCAAAACCTGAAATAACAGGGCAGCTTATAAAAGGACAACCACGATGAGTATTAATGACCAAGTCGTCTCGCGTCTGAAATCCGAGTACGGCTTTAAACAAGTCGGCGAATGGCTACGTGAAGGCGTTTGCCCAGACTGTAGCAAAAAGTCACTTTTCACCCATGCCCATAGCCCCCGTGTCGTCAAATGCGGGCGGCTCAATAAATGCGGTTTGGAAATCCATGTTAAGGAACTATTTGACGATCTATTCAAAGACTGGTCAAAAACTTACCAACGTACCCCGACCAACCCCAACGCTGCCGCCGATGCCTACCTTAAAGAAGGCAGAGGCTTGGATATTACCAAGATAAAAGGCAGCTACACCCAAGAATCTTTTTTTGACAATAAAATCAACCAAGGCACTGCCACGGTGCGTTTTGCCTTACCCAACGGTGGCTGGTGGGAGCGTTTTATCGACCGAGCAGACCGTTTTGACAAAAAAGCCAATTTCAAATATGGCTACAAAATTAATGGCTACTGGTGGTGGCACCCATCAAACGCTTTAATGCCAAAAGAAATATGGATTTGTGAGGGTATCTTTGATGCTATCGCATTAGCAGAGCATGGATTTGCTACTGTCAGCCCACTAAGCTGCGTTAATTTCCCAGAAAATTCACTGTATGAACTCAAGGCAAAATACGATGAAAAACGCCAAACATTACCAACTCTTGTATGGGCTTTTGACAATGACGCCGCAGGGCAACGCTACACCAAGCAATTTATCGAACAAGCCAAAAAAATCGGATTCGAGAGTGCCGCTGCCCAACCGCCATATGACAAACACAAAAAGCTTGACTGGAACGACCTGCACGAACTCGGGCAACTAACAGACGAGCATCTCAAAAAATACCGTTACTTTGGTGACTTGCTTACCGCAAAATCACCGACCGACGCAGCGGTCATCCGCTATATGCACACCAAGCTATCACAATTTTACTTTGAGCATGGTAATCGCACTTACTGGTTTGAGCTTGACACCGCCAAACTATCCAAACTCATTGATGTTGAAGCCCATGAGATTGAAGATATGTTAGGGGATATTCAAGGGGAAGATGAACAGATGGCAAAGTTTGTTCGCCAGACATCGACCACCCATGAGATTTTAAATGCCAAACTCGAAGCCCTGTATTTTCAGCGCAACGACGTCACAGATGAATCCTGGTACTTCACCCGAGTTACCACCAACAAAGGCGACAAGCAAACAACTATCACAGGCGACCAGTTATCTAGTCCCAGTAAATTAAAACCGCGTTTGTTATCGGTTTTTGCGGGTGTACTTTGGACAGGGTCAGCTATGCAATTAGATATCATCGCCAAGCACCAAATGGAAGGGCTAAAAGAAGTCAAAACCACGGACTTTATTGGTTACGCCAAAGAGCACCAAGCCTATATCTTTAATGATGTGGCAATATCCAAAGGCAAAGTCGTCGCCAAAAATAGTATGGACTACTTCAAATTAGGCCGACTTGAGATTAAGTCATTGGCCAATGACCCTGTATTGCACATCAACACCAAAGACAAGCCTGATTTTAGTTGGTGGCATAACTTTCATCGCGTTCGCGGTGCTTATGGCACCATCGTCATGGCTTGGTGGCTTGGCACCTACTTTGCCGAGCAAATCCGCGGACTTGATCGCTCATATCCCTTTTTTGAATTGGTAGGACAAGCAGGTGCAGGTAAATCACGTCTGCTTGAATTTATGTGGAAACTCTCAGGTCGAGAAGACTACGAAGGGTTTGACCCATCCAAATCTACAAGCGTGGCGGTATACCGCAACTTTGCCCAAGTCGCAAACTTACCTATCGCCCTAATCGAAGGCGACCGCAACGACGAAGACGGCAAAGCCAAATCATTCAAAACCTTTGAGTGGGACTCACTCAAAGACGCGTTTAATGGTCGCTCCATCCGCTCTAAAGGCGTCAAAAACAACGGTAATGATACTTACTCACCGCCATTTCGTGCCGCCGTGATGATTAGCCAAAATGAGGAAATCCAAGCCAGTGAGGCGATGCTAACCCGTATTATCCATGTCAAATTGACACGGGATGGTCAGACGCTAGAGACCAAGCACATCGTCGACAGCCTTGATCGATTGCCCATCGAGCTAACCAGTCGTTTTATGGCGCATGCACTGAAAAATGAACAAGCGATTTTAGAAACTTACCAACAGCGAATCCGTATGTATGAGGCACGCTATCACGAGTTTGGTGTTACCCATACTCGTATTGCCCTCAATCATGCACAAATAGCCGCCATGATTGACTGTTTGCAAACGCATGTACTGTCTGGATTGATGACGGACCAACAAGCGGAACAAGCCAAGCAAGCATTATTTGAAATGGCGCAAACCCGAGTTCAACGCTTACAAGCCGACCATCCCGATGTTGATAAATTCTGGAGCGTGTTCGAGTTTTTACAGGCCACGGGCAAATATGTCAATCACAAACGTGTCGACGACATCAATGGCCATATCGCCATCAATCTCAACCATTTTTATCAAATCGCAAAACTCAATTATCAGGATTTGCCAGACATTACCCAGATGAAACGGCTACTTAAAAATAGCAGTCGTTACAAATACGTTGACAGCAATGTCAGCGTTAACTCCAACCTGAACGACTGCAAAAACAAGACGCTCAAGTGTTGGATTTTTACCAGGCCACAAAATGGCTAATCAACCCCTGAAAGGAAACCACGATGAAACAAAATATCAAAGAACGCCCAATCATCTTTAGCGGTGAAATGGTCAAGGCTATTTTAGACGGCAAAAAGACGATGGCAAGACGGGTAATTAAGAGTGATATCGGCGCTTATGACCATGGTCATATCATCAAACAGTCAAGCGATAAGAGCCGTGAAGGTAGTGCTTGTTTTTTTAATAAGCCTGTTGGCTGCATGGTTACATCGAGCAAGCTAGTCAAATGCCCATATGGCAAAATTGGCGACCGTCTTTGGGTGCGTGAAACATGGGCACCAGTCAATTCATGTGGTGAATCTGCTTTGGCATATAAAGCCGATAACGAAATTATTTGTCTTTCTGAAAACGAAGAATTTTTAGATGAATATGGGACTCTTAATTACACAGACCCACGTTTAGCAAAATATGCTTTTGCTGATTGGGCTGATGACTTAGTTAATGGTGTCGAAGGTGCATGGAAATCACCCATTACCATGCCACGTTGGGCAAGCCGTATCTTGCTAGAAATCACGGATATTCGTGTTGAGCGTTTGCAGGATATTAGCGAAACGGATGCAAAAAAAGAAGGTATGCCGCCTAGTCACCCATCAATCGACAAAATTTCAATGCAACATGGTTTTAATAGTTTTTCTCAATCTTGTTTCGCTCAATCATGGGATTCACTCTACGACGAAAACAGCCCTAAACGTTGGGCGAATAATCAGTGGGTGTGGGTAATCGAATTCAAGGTAATCAAGTCATGCTGAAAAATATATTCAACCGAAAATCAAAACCTATGTCAGATGATGAAATGACAAAGGTCGTCGAGCGATTGACAGGTTTAGACCTTAGCCAACTACTCAACCACGCTGAAGGCATTACCCTTCAGCTTTCCAAGGGCGACCAAGTTCTATTCACAGGCGAATACATCGCTGATGACTGGTTCGGAAAAACTTATTTAAAAGAGGCTAAAAATGACTGACATTATCGACCAAGCCAATGACGTCGCCCAACAATCCATCGAGCGAGCCATTGCTAACGCCCCAAAATTCAACCGCCCGTCATTGACAGAATGTAAAGACTGTGGCGAACCAATCCCACTAAAACGGCAACAACTTGGCGGCGTGACTCGCTGTATTGACTGCCAGGAATACCACGACAAGAAGCACCGACATGGCAACTAAAACATTAGCACTAGGCACACAGGTATTTAAAAAATATCAGCCATGCCCATGCGATGTTTGCAAAAACTATCGACCTGCTCACCTCTGCACCTATATCCCAGAAGTGGGCATCATCTGCGACCAATGCCAAAACAAACTTTCACAGGACACCAATCATGAAAATGCAGCTCTTCAAATCCCGTAGCGACATCTTTTTAAGTGCCAATATCAAAAATGTTGTCAGTCACATCAACGCCATCTCAGAACCAGGCACACTCAAAAGCGTTGAGCAATTAGATCGCGAGACCTTAATTCGTATGGATGGCAGACTGTTTGACCTGCACGACTTAAATCGTTATTACCAAAACAAAGCCCGTAATGAAGGCTTTACCTTCGGTGACGATTTATCAATACGGGTTAAAGGTAAAATTGTACCTGTTGTGGCCGATAAAACTAGAACCCTATTGCGTATTTTTATCGACAAAATAGCTGAGGGTCAGACCATCCTTGCTTACGATGATTACGCCAAAGACTACACCAAACACCAATTCATGACAGCCATTAAAAGAATTACAGATAAAATGGAAGTACACATCCAGCGTGAGGATAAAAAATACTATCTAAAACTGCCATTGGCGTATCGTATCACCAAAAAATCACCCAATGATCACCAAAAAATCACCCTTTTTGCTACCCAAGCAAAGCCTTTTGATTACAACAAAGTCGCTGTGCTTTAGTAAAAAAATCACCTTATCACCTTTATTTTTTACCACCAAAAAAACACGGTAGAAACACGGCAAAAAAACCGTGTTTTTAACCCTTC